TTCGAGAACATGCCGGATCACATCACAGCTTTGGTCTCTCTTGAGGTCATCATCAGAGCTCTCAATAACGGATGGAGACATCCTCTCGATGGAGAAACGACAGTCTATTTCCCATGGTTCTGGCTGGCATCACAGAGAGAGGAAAAAGAGAGTTGGTTCAAGGATCTCCCTGAATCAAGGAAGGTGAGCTACATGAGACCAGATGGAAGTGCCGGCCTCGGCTCTGCGCACTCGCGTAACGCTTGGTCGAATTCGTACTCGTACTTCGGCTCTCGCCTTGCATGTAAATCGGATGAGATCGCAAGGTATTGTGCTGAGACTTTCAAATCCTACTGGGAGTCATACCTTTTCCCTCAGCCATGGCAAATAGAAGAGAAGCATGGCCTCTTATGGTAGCAATCTTATTTTCCGGAGTGCAGCATCCTGTTCTGCACTCTGGAAATTAAAGGAGAGAAGCATCTGCCGGCATCCTCAATCCAAGCTCTTGATAATTTATGACAACGGCAGACAATTCAAAGTGAAGATAAAATGAAGCGGACTATAGAATCATATTACAATAGGGATAAAGGCATCAGGAAGAAGATGATGGCCGACATCTGCATCAACTGTGAGGTTGCTCCTTCCACAGCTTACATGTGGCTCAGAGGAGAGAGGAATCCGAAAGGTCAGAACAGGCTATTCATCAAGAAGCTGGTCAAGAAGTATTTCAACGAATCCGTTCCTGTAGAGGAATTATTCTCATAGCTATGTATGCAGATATCGACAGTCAAGGGAGATTCTCTCTATTCGAGTTATCACCTGACGAACTCCAGACGATTCAAACGGCCTTGAATGAATTCAATGAGTATCTAGAAGCAACCATTGAACTGATCGAGGGCAATGACTACATCAGGCATCAGAAACATAATGCTGACAGACTGCTGCAGCAAATCAAACACATTCAATCTAATGAACGACTATAAAATAAGCAAAGACGATATATGGCAAGCTACCGATAATGGCAAGTCTGTCATTATTGGCATATATCCACAAGCTGAAGCTTGCTTTGCCTCCGGAGGTAGGAAGAATTTCAAGATAAGGCCAGACGATAAGAATCCATCGTGTGCCGTATTCCAGTCCAAGGATGGGATTTGGATGGTACAGGACAAAGGAGGTTCAGACAATCAGGCAAGGACTGCAATCCAGCTCATCATGAAGGAAATGAACCTTGATTTCGGTTCGGCCATCCAATATATTGCAGAGCATTATGCTCCTCATCTTCTGCAGGGCCGTGATTATGCTCCTGTGAAGCCAAAGCCGACACTGACAGAGGTTCCTGCTCAGGACTCATATTCTCTACAGTTCAGGGAATCCGGCAAGTTCACGGAGTCTGAGCTGGCATTGCTGGGTTATGAGATCACTCAGGAACGCTGTGATGAATTCGGATTGAAGCCTCTCGATGCGTATATCACTCCAAAGAATAAGAACGGCAAGAGCTTCCGGATTGCTTCCAATGAGAACTATCCGATATATTTCTATGATTACGGCACAAGAGGCAAGAAAGCAGAAGACCAGGCACAATGGGGAAAGATATATCAGCCTCTTGGAGACCTTCGATTCATGTATTTTGGATCCAAGCCGGAAAACTTCATTTTCGGTGATCTGGAATTCATTGACGAATACATGAAAGCCAAGGCTGATCCGGAATATAAGAAGGTCATTGTTGAGTATGACGAGGATGGCAATCCTCAGCCAAAGGAGTCCAAGTGGGAGAATCTCATCATCTGCTCCGGTCCTTCAGATGCAATCAACATCAAGAATGCTTCTTCAGATCGTAACGAATACCATGTTTGCTGGCTCAATTCTGAGACTGCCGACCTTACTGAATATGAATTCTCTGTTCTGCAGAGACTGGCCAAGAATATCTTCATTCTCTATGATATTGACGAAACCGGCATTGCTAACATGTACAGGATAGCTCTCCGATATCTTGACATCCGCATCATCCTTCTTCCTTCAGAGCTTGGAAGGTTCAAGGATAGGAAAGGCAAGCCATGCAAGGATGCAAAGGATTTCTTCCTCCATTTCAGACGGCCAGAGAATCAGAATCCCAAAAGACTCTTCGATGATCTTGTGAAACTCTCCGGATCACTCAAGTTCTGGGAGGAGAAGTGGACCAAATCCGGCAAGACTTATGACATCAACAATGAGCAGCTGTATGCTTTCTTGAGAGCATCAGGATATTTCCGTATTGCATCCGATTCCGTGAAGAAAGGATATACTTTCTGCCATGTGAAGGATAATGTGGTATCTCTCATCGATGAGGATGCCATATCTGCTCACTGTTCCGGCTACCTTCTCGAATATGTGAAGACTCATCCGAAATACTACAATCAGCAGCTGGCCAACACCATTCACAGGTCAAACCAGATAAGGCTGTCATCATTGGAGAGGCTGGCCATCATCGAGCCGAATTTCAAGAGCTGGAATGAATCCGATGATCACTTCTTCTTCAGCAATGGAATCTTCAAGGTCAGCAGGAACGGAGTCACCATGGTAAAAGCAGCAGACTGTCCTTGCATGGTCTATGCCGACAAGATCCTTCCATTCGACTTCATTCCCATGGAGAAGGAGCCCGGCAAGATGCCTTTCTTCGATATCGACTATACAGAAGAGTACAACGAACTTTTGAGCCAGCTGAATGCGACACTCCCCGGCTCCCCTGAACATTCTTTCTTGAAGAAGGAAATTGACACTTTAGGAGATGCAAGGAGGTACAGGCTGACCATCAACAGGAGAGGCTTCTCATTCATGCAGTATGTGTACAACACCGGCAGAACATTCTGGAGGAAAGAAGAGCTTGGCATTCCTCTCAGTGAGGAGGAGCAGTCAGAGCATGATCTGAATTTCATCAGTAAGGTGATGGCTCTTGGCTACCTGCTTGCAAAGCATAAGGCTGCAGGTCAGCCATACGCTGTGTTCTGCATGGAGACTGAGCAGAGTGATGAAGGAACACACTTAGGTGGTACCGGAAAATCATTGTATGCTTCATCTCTTGAGACTCTCAGGAAGCAGCTCTTCATTGACGGCCAGAACTTGGATCCAAAGAAGGGTGACTTCATGCTCCAAGGTGTGGAGAGAGGAATCACAGATTCTGTCTTCATCGATGACTTGAACCAGAGTGTTGACCTTCATAAGTTCATGCCGATGATCACCGGTAAGATGGTGGTCAATCCGAAATATGTTGCAGCTTTCACCATCGACTTCAAGGATTCTCCGAAAGTTATCTTCACATCGAACCATGCCATCAAGGGCTTCGATGCTTCTCTCCGGAGACGAACATGGTTTGCAGCCTTCTGTGACTACTACCATGCCGATGACATGCAGAGAGGTCTGAAGGAGAGGTCTCCATATACAGAATTCGGAAAGAACCTGATCAGTGATTATGGCCCGGATGAGATGAATCAATTCTACAACTTCATGCTGAATTGTCTTGCCGTCTGGCAGAAGATCCATACCAGAATCCAGCCTCCGATGAAGGCTATCGACAAGCGAATCCTCCAGAGGTCTCTCACTGACGAATTCCTGTACTGGGCTGAAGAGTATTTCTCAGAAGAGAGACTCAATGCTCTGGTTGACCAGCAACAGGCATTCGAGGATTACAAAGCGACACTGAATCCGAAATTTGCTTCGATGATCAAACCAAAAACCTTCAAGCAGAAGCTTATTCAGTATTGTACCTATCGAGACTGGAAGTTCAATCCGGAGCATCTCAAGACAACAGCTTCAGATAAAGAGCACAACCGTATTCACAAAAAGGAGAATGGCAAGGATATGTACTATTTCTTCATCGACACATCCGGAGAGTCAGATCCTATCGTGGTACCGAATCTCGGAGGTGCGGAGGAGTGCGAGGATATGCCACTATTCTAGTGTCAGGAAAAGGTGTGAAGAATGAGAGGTGACGAGCCTCTTTTTCTTCGGCTTAATCGGACTCGGTTTTTGTCTTGATATATATTTCTTCTTTTTCTTTGACACATTTGACACTGAGAGAGAGAAGTAATTGAGATAGAAAGAGTTAAGCGGTGTCAGTTTGCGGTGTCAAATCGGTGTCTTTTGGTTTTGCGTGACACAAGAGGGCTCAAATGGAGGATTTTTGCAGAATGTACTGACACCATTGATTATCAAACATTTACAATCCTCCGGTGTCCGATGGTGTCAAAGGACAAAAAATGGAACTGACACCGAATAACAATTTGAGCATCAGCAGAATAGGACAAGCGGTGTCAGAAGTGTCAAATGTTTGAAGGAAAAAAGTGAGGTGAAAATGGAAAATAGCAATATATATCCGAAAAAACTCGAAATCGGAGTATGGATGAATGGGAAATCTCATCCGATATGGGTTTATGACAAAGTGCCAGAAGGCATGAGGCCAGCGACACTCCGTGACCTGATGTTGTATAGACCTGTATTGACGAAAGTTCTGCTTGGTCCGGACAAAGGTCTGTACTACACCGAATATGTAAGGCAAAACACAATAGAAGTTCTCCGGGAAAGAATCCGTCAAGGGATTCCGGTTTATGTCAGCGATTCTAAGTAACAACATTCATATTTTTGCAACAATGAAGAAGAAGCAGTATAACACTGTCGAGGTTAAGGTCGGCAGCTTCATCAGAGACTGGGTACTGGCTACATACAAATCCGATCTGGTCAAGATTGATAAGTACAGCAATCTGTGGGGGTTCATCAAGAACAGCCTTGATACCTTGCCAAATGATTATCGGCCTCTCACAGATAAGAGCGAATATATTTCCTTCGTTCTGCTGGCCAATGGCAAAGACACCATTGCCTACAACCGTGTGAAGGATAAGATATATCAGCCGAATACTTTGTACAGGTGTTATATCAATGAAGAGAATACAGCTCGCATTGTCAGGTATTTTGAGAACCAGTTCAAGGCTGCTTTTCACACCTACATGATTGGAGCTGTCGGCAACAATGATGAGATGACCATCGTGGAAGGGATATCCAGCTTCATGATTGACTTTAATCTTCAGGATCATCTCGATAAGAAGATGCTCAGCAGACTGCAGAAGGATTGGTACCGTTATAGGCAAAAATGCGATGACGGATATCCGATACCTATCTTTTTTTGATAGGTTTATTGTCCTTAAAAAAGTGGTGCAATTTATTGATTTTTAATTATTTTAGGTAGGTTTAATGTCCTACAAAAAGGTAACAAAATATGATGCTCGGAATACGAAAAATTGAGTACATTGACTCTGCTCACATCCATGACTTCAGCATGCTGCCTGCCGGCAGTTCTTTCGATGTATCGGCTTTCATCCATCAAGGCCATTCTTTCTCAGAGCTTCCTTTCACTCCGGAGACTGCCGATCTTGAGGAAAACTGGAGTGATGACGAAGCTGGAGCATCATCCTCTGCCATATTCAATGCCTCTATCCGTAAGGATAAGGAGAAGTATCGTTCTCTCCTTCAATCTCTCTTTGGCCGGAAATGTATATGGAAGCTCTCTCTCATCTCCGGAGTGGAGTATATCATCGGATCAAAGGAATTCATTCCGAAATTCACCTATTCTGACGGTGTTTCCGGGCTCTCCAGCTCAGAGTTTACAATCAAGATAGAGAACGACAGTACACATGGCATTCTGCTCAATAGAGCCAATATATAGTCCTCATATCTCCTCCGTGGATAGTCTAATTTTGCATTGATATATTTGATGCAACTATGAACCTATCTCTTTTCGCTCAGAATCTCCGTGGTCCATGGATGATTCATCCAGAACAAGCTGCCGTGATGATGCCACTTGTGCGTGGTATTATTGCCGGCAATCATCTGGATCTATCCGGAGTCGAGAAGCCTGCCATATCTAGCAAGGTCAGCTGTCAGTCATACTATATCGGAGAGGCTGTCAACAATCCTCATTCTGATAAGTCGGTGTACATTACCTATCTGAATGGCACCATGACGAAGTATGAAACCTGCTACAACTGGGGTACCAGGGATATTGCACAGGAGCTCCTCAAGGCCGACAAGGATCCTGATATCATCGGTCACATCATTGTGGCTGAATCTGGCGGTGGTCAGGCTGATTCTGTTCCAGAACTTGCCGATGCTATTCAACAGCTCAAGAAGCCTATCGTTTCATTCGTTGACGGTATGGCTGCATCTGCATGTATTTATGCAATCTCGTACACTCAGAAGATCATTGCTAATCAGCCAACAGCCAGAATCGGATGTATCGGAACCATGATGACCGTTTCCGGCTGGCCAAAGATGAGGAAGGATTCCGATGGATATGTAGAGGTGAGAATCTATGCAGATCAATCTTCAGAAAAGAATGCTGACTATGAAGCTGCATTGGAGGGCAATACTCAGATCATCCGTGACGAGACTCTGAATCCTCTCTGTGAAAGATTCATCAATGACATGAAAGCGAACAGGCCGAATGTCACAGATGATCTTCTCAAGGGTAAAACTTATTTTGCTGAGAATGTCGTGGGTACACTCATCGACTCAATCGGCACTTTTGACGATGCCATGACTGCCGTCATTGAGCTCGCAGAAGCTAACAATGCAACCAACACATCTGAATCGATGGCAAGATATGCACGACTTGAAAGCATACCGGGGCTCGAAGAGCAAGTGTATGCAGAAGACGGTTCAACCGTTCTTCAGGAGTGCCAGCTCGAAGCTATAGAGCAGGCACTGACTACACCTAGAGCCGAGGAGAATGACCTTCAGGCTCAGATGGACTCACTCACTCAGGCTCATGCTGCTGAGCTGGCTTCCTTGAGAGAGGATATCTCCAGCAGAGATGAGACTATCTCGACACAGGCAACTAGGATTTCAGAGCTGGAAGCAGCACTTGATGCAGCAGTGGCAAGAGAGGAACTTGAGGATCCTGCTACTGTTGTGGTTGAAGGTGATCCTTCCAACAGTGAAGATGCCGGCTATACTCCGGCAAAGAATTTCTCAGAAGCAGAGGCTGCTTGTAAGGAATTCCTCAATCGTAAGTAATAACCTTTAATCTTTTTTCTTTATGAATCTCGAACAAGTGCTCGTGAATTCCGGTGCGAAATTTCGCAAGGAAATTCTTGCAATGCCTGTAGTGGCATTGGGTAAGTCTCTTCAGCACATGACAGTCCGCAAGGGTGTTCGTGGAGATGAGACTGTAGGAGGCTATGACTCTGATGCAGAGGTAAGGCCGTATGTGTCAACCAAGAATGCAACTGACACAGGTAAGTTCTTTGGTCGTACATTGACCACTTATCTGGGTGATGTGGTCGAGGAGTTTGATCCATACCAGCTGTTCTCAACAGTGTACGGTGAAAGCTTCACTTCACTCACTGACAGAAAGGAGGCTGATGTCGTTAAGGACATGGCTCTTGCCATGGCTAAGAAGGTTGCTTCCAAGATTGGAAAGGCTCTCTTCAAGGCTAAGAGAAATCCATCCGGTACCAAGACCATGGATCTGTTCAACGGTTTCGACACTATTGCTGCAACTGAGATCACTGCCAAGAATATCTCTGTTGCTAACGGCAACCTGTTCATCTATGAGACTATCACAGCTGCAAATGCCGGTGATCAGCTCAAGGCCATCTATGCTGCTGCTTCTGATGAGCTCAAGGAACAGGAGAACCTGAAGATGTATCTTCCTCAGACTGTACTCGACATGTACGAGGAGTGGTGTCTTGCAACACTTGGAGCCGTGGCATACAACCAGACTTATGCTCAGAACAAACTCCACTGCAACAGAAATGTGGATATAGTTCCAATGGTTGGTCTCAAGGGCTCAGAGTACATCTACTTCTCAACTAAGGAGAACATGCTCGTGGGTGTTGACCAGCTCTCAGATGCTGAGAAGGCAAAGATCCGTGAGTGCGACAATCCAAAAGCTCTCCAGTTCTTCATGTGCCTCTATTGGGGTGTGCAGTTCGAAAGCATCCAGAAGGAGTTCCTTCTCGTAGCTCGTACTACTGCAGAGTAACCATAAAACCTATTCGTCATGAATCTAGGAAATCTTGATTTCGCTATCGGTGGCATCAATCCTTCGGGCATTGGTGCTACCATATACCGAATAGCTAAGAGTGCCATCAAGCAATGGCCTTCTATCGGTAATGATCCGTCTTCTGAAGGAGAGGTGAAATCTCTCTCATGCTATGACGGAGACTTCGTTCTGGCAGATGGAGCCGTATGGGATAAGCTCTATTCTACTCAGGGAAAAGGAAAGATCACCTTCGAGGTGACAGGAGAAACTGACTGCAAGATGTATAACAACAAAGCATCTATGTCATATCCTGACTTGACTGCTGAGGCTCTTGCCTTCTCAAAGGCTGCTGCCAATGGTGACTTCGTGTTCATTGCTAAAGCTGCTGGCCGATACCATATCATCGGTTCACCAGATTACCGTGCCGTGCTCAATCCATCCGGAGACTCCGGAGATGCAGCTGGTTCTGCCAAGGGAATCTCTTTCGAGGTTGAGTGCCCGGATGTGACTCCTCTGCCAATCTATGAGGGTACCATCAAGCTTGCTGATGGTGAACTGGATTGTGCAACAGGTGTCTTCACTCCTAAAGCTTCATAACCATGAACAAGGAAATCCTTGAATATCTCAATAGTGCTGAGCCTGACTTTGCCACAGGCTTGGCACTGTTTTGCAAGTATTCAAGAAATGAATCTCTGATGAGCTGGATATCTCGCAAGCACGATATGGCCAAGCTGAAGTATGAGCTTGAGAAGCTAAGCAAGATGAATCCGACTCCGAATGCACAGGCAAGCATCCATGTGGCAAAATATATTCGCTCTGATGCCAAGCCTGTAACCGTTACAATTCCAGAAGTCAGAGAGCAGGAAGTAAAATTCAAGACCGTTGATGAGAGGAGGACTCGCAGAGCCGACCTTCCTGAGAATCTCCAGAAGGTCTATGATACTATAGCTGAAGACTACAAGCTCAGACGAGCTCTGCATGAGAAGATGAAGATGGCCGGCACCGATGAAGACCGTGCATCCTTCAGGGCTAGGATCCTCGAAACTGAGGATAGAATTCAAGCAGGCTGGAAAGAGATCGATGAATATCTCACAGCTGCTGCTACTGCCAAGGTCTCCACGGAGGAATTCAAGGAGAGCACTGCTCGAAGCTATATCTCCAAGGCTCTCAAGAAAGAGAAGCTTTCTGAAGCTCAGATCGTAACAGTGAAAGCTAGGTACCAGGCACTCCTCGACCATGGTTGCACTCTGAATGAGGCTACTACTGAGGAGCTGAAAAAGAGAGGTATCATCTAACATACAGCAATCCAGAAGATTGCCATGTCCTAAGTAACGAGAATTTTCTCGTTACTTTTGTTTTATTATGAGGAATATAACTATACTGACAGAATCTGACTATGCTGACATTGAGCATTGGGCTGCTCTGAGGTATTCCATATCACAGATTGCCTTAATGCTGAATATCGACATTGCTGAGCTGAGAATGGCCATGCAGAATCCTTCTTCCGAGGTCGCTAGAAGATACAACTCCGGCAAACTGAAGAGCAGCATCAAACGAAGAGAGAAACTCGCGGAAATGGCCGAAAACGGCTCAATTTGGGCCATGCAGACATTGGATGGTTACGAGCAGAATCAAAGAGAAGACGAATTGATGCCATGATAAGAAAAAATCGAGACAATGAGACTCTGGACTTGATGGCCAGAAAGATGGAGGATGATTCCATTGTTCTGAGTGCTCCTCAGCAGGCTCACTTTGAGAGGTTACATGATGCCTATACTCATTGGCTGAGTAATCCTCTCCTTTCCGACAACAGGATGCGTGACTACATGATGGCCATGCACGGTATCTCCACAAATCAGGCATATCGAGACTTGGCTCTCATCAAGCTCCTCTTTGGTTCTGTAGCTCTTGCCAATAAGGAGCAGATGAGGTATAAGGCCAACTACCTGTATGATGCTGCAGCAGCTGCTGCTCTTGCCGGAAATGATAAGAAGGCAAAGGCTCTTACAAAGATAGCTGATGGCATCGTTAAGAATAACCGGCTGGAAGATAATGAAGGTGAAGGTTTACCATGGGAGGATATCGTTCCTGTTGACATGTCTCTCACTGTTGATCCTACAGTTATCGGTATCATTCCAGAGAAGAATATCAAGGCCAAAGCAGCTAAGCTGCTGAAACAGTACACGGAGGATATTGACGGTCCTCAGACAATCGTAATACCAGATGTCGAACCAGAAGAAATATCTTAACAGAGCACAGCAGGAGGCTCTTGCCATCGGAGCTCACACAGAAATCGATATCTGTGGAAGACGATTCGGAAAGAGTTTCGGAATTGTGTCTCTTAGGATCAAAAGAAATGTGGAGTTCATGCCGGGCTCCACTGGTTGTTTTGTTGCCTCCTCCTACAGACAGGCTCACATGAGAACACTGCCGGCTGCTCTATCCGGGCTGCAGGAATTCGGATGGATTGAGGGCATTCATTATGTAGTCGGCAAGAGGCCTCCTGCCAAGTTGGGATATGCCAAGCCAATAGTTCCTCTCCAGCATTTTGATGATGTGGTCTCCTTCTACAATGGATCACAGATGGTCATCGTGTCTCAGGATGTGAAGATGTCATCTAACTCAATGACATTCGACTGGGTGATTGGTGATGAGGCCAAAGGTCTTAATTTTGAAAAATTAAAAGATGAGACTTTCCCGGCCAATGGTGGTACCAGACGATTCTTCGCTGAATGTCCTTGGCACCATTCCATCCTCTTTGTCTCCGATATGCCTGTATTGAAGAGTGGAAGGTGGCTATTGAACTACAGAGAGAAAGCCACTCCGGAAATCATTGACACAATCAAGGGCCTGCTGGCTCTGAGATGGGAGGTAAAGTCATGGAGTGATGAGAAGCTCAGGAACGCTGAGCTGGCCAAGATTGACAACTACCTTTCACAGCTCAGAAGGCATGCCGTTCTATACAGGGAGTGGAGTACCTTCGAGAATGTTGATGTGGTCGGCCTTGCCTACATCAAGCAAATGAAGAGAGATCTTCCTCCTCTGGTATTCCAGACATCCATTCTATCTAAGAGAGTGGAAAGGTTGAAGGATGGTTTCTATCCTAATTTCAGAGACAATATCCATACCTATATCGACAACAACAATACTCCTTTGCAGGATGCCGGGCTAGGCAATACTGAACATGGGGATTTTGGTTGCCTGCTCGATGGTGATTTGGATCTTGACAAACCTATCTCAATAGCATTTGACTTCAATGCCAATATCAACTGGCTTGTGGCTGGCCAGAGGGATGGACTAAGGCTGAAGGTCCTGAAGAGTTTCTTCGTGAAGTATGAGAGGAAGCTGAGAGAATTGGTGGATGACTTCTGCCATTACTACAGAGCTCACAGGACTAAGGATGTGGTCTTCTACTATGATGCCACTGCTCTTGGATCCAACTATGCCGTGAGTGATCAGGACTTCAAGTCTGTAATCATTGAGCAGTTCAACAAGCACGGTTGGACTGTTGAAGATATGTTCATCGGTAAGCCTATCCGTCACACGGAGAAATACACTATTCTTGACCAAGGATTCACCGGAGCCAAAGGTCTTCTACCTATGTTCAACAAAGAGAACAATGAAGCTCTGCTCATTGCTATATCTCTCGCTGAGGTCAGAGTCACTCCCGGATTGGGATGGCACAAGCACAAAGGAGGTGAGAAGCTTCTGGAGACTGAGGATGATCTTCTGGAGCATCGAACCGATGGAACGGATGCCTTCGATACTCTATACCTTGGCAATTCTCTCTATCCATACTCAATTTCTGGAGTTGGAATCGGTAGCTCAATCTAGAAAAAGGTGTCGCATATATGGCGAATTCGGATGGAATTCCCGGTCCGGCCATAGGACAAGGCTTGGGAGCAGGGCTCGTGAACATTTGTTCCTCCTCCTATTCTCATACACATATCATCCTCATTGACACAACGATACTGCATATTTTGGCGGTATCGTTTTTCGTTTTTCTGTCTTATTCCAAGAGTGTCTGGTGTTGTAACTTTGTTCATTATGATAACTGCTTCAAGAATACATGAGCTGGTGCAGATGCACTCAGAATTTTCCATCAAGTGGATAGCTGCTGATGGAAGGATCATCAACATTCCTTCATGCCGATGTACATCGTTTCACGGTAATGGAGACACTATGAGAATCATCATTCCTGCATCCGGTGAGGTGCGTACCGTCAACAGGAATACCATCATTGAATTTAATGGAGAAGAAGTAATACTATGAGTAATTCAACAGTCAATGCTGGCCTGCCGATTATTGACGGCATCCAGCTCTTTCCTGAGATTCAGTCTATCCTGATCACAGATTCATCAACAGACTTCAGACTTGACAAAGACCTTGAGCCTGAAGTCATCGGCAATTACAGGATTGCCAAGTGGGGCCATGACAATTTAATGCCGAATCATGTGCTCGATAAGGTCGAGAAGGGTGATATTGTCGGAGCCAATCTTCGATTCAATCGTGATGTTGCTTTTGGTCTAGGTCCAAAGCTCATGAGGGCTGTGAAGCGTGACGAATATGGAAGAGTGCAGGACTGGGCTCCTGTAGAAGACGGACCAATCTTTGACTGGTTCGAGGCTAATGACATTCCTCTCTTCATTCAGCAGCAGCTGACTGATGTCACCTACTTCTACAATGCTTTCCCGGAAATCATCCTCGACAAAGATTTCGATAAGATTCAGGCAATTCGACATAAGGAAGCGGTCTTCTCACGCTGGGGTGTGATGAATGGCAGAGGAGACATCAACTGGCATTACTATGCTGACTGGGCTGACAATCCATCAGCCAAGGACATCGTGGCTACAAGGGTTCTGGATGAATTCGATACCATGAATAACCTGACTATGCTTAAAGCTCAGAGGAAGACGAGGCGGTTCATCTATCCGGTGTATATGCCTTCTCCGGGCAAGCCATACTATTCAATCCCGGAATGGTATTCAATCTTCAGATCCGGCTGGTATGATCACAGCATCATGGTACCAGAGCTCAAGAAAGCCATCCTGAAGAATCAGCTCGGAGTCAAGTTCATCATCTATGTCTCTCAGGAATACTTCGACAACATCTGTAAGCTGGAAGGTATCGACAAGAACGACAGGAAGGCATATCAGGAAAGAGTCGAGAAAGAGAAGAAGGCTTTCAATGAGTTCCTATCCGGAGAGAAGAATGCGAATAAGGCTATCCTTGCCATGAAGCAGAGGCTTGCAACAGCCTCCGGCACCATGGAGAGCAAGTGGATTGAGATTGTTCCTATAGACAATAAGCTCCAAGGTGGAGAATACATCGATGACACGGAATCAACTGCCAATATCATCTGTTATGCCATGGGAGTACACAGCTCACTCATCGGAGCAACTCCGGGCAAGAGCAGCTCTACTCTCGGAGGTACACAGGCAAGAGAGCTCTATCTGATGAAGCAGGCATGTATGAAGCCTATTGTTGACAGGATCATGCGACCATTGAGATTCATCAAGCAGTTCAACAGATGGGATAAGGACATCTACATCAATGTTCCTGAATACATCTTCACAACTTTGGATCAGAACAAATCCGGCAAACAGGAATCAACCAACACAACAATATAATTATGATTGTCAACGGATATAAGGAGATGAAGCCTTTCCTTCCTGCAGTGATGATGAAGGGCTCACCTAGCATCTTCGATGATGCTCTTGAGACTGCTCAGGATTCACTTGTGACTGAGATTCTCGGTGTGGACCTTGAAGCCAGACTGGAGGAACAGAGAGAGGAAGATGCCAAGCTGCTGAAGCTTTGCAAGCGAATCATCAGCCGTCAGGCTTTCCTATCAAGCATTCCAGAACTCGATTTAATCCTGACGGACTCTGGTTTTGCTGTAGTCAACAACGAACAGATGACCATGGCTTCCAAGGATAGGGTTCAGGCTCTGACCATCAGTCTCCGTCAGAAACTCGATGAAGGGAAAGATGCTCTCATTCTATACCTTCTCAAGACTCCTGAATATGAATCTTGGAGAGGAACGGAGGAATTTGACAGGCTCTCAGACGGACTGATAATGACATTCGGAGAATTCAAGGATGCAGCCGTCTTGAACAATGCTTCTGCAGCAGCTTATCCAAAATCGTGGAGTGACTTCTACGATCTGAACTCTGCACTGAATGTAGCTCTGATGACAGATGTTGCTTCATACATTTCGAAGGATTATGCCTCTGAAATCCTCGAAAAAATCAGAGACAAGGAAATCTTCCTCCCATCAGAGAAAAAGGCTCTGAAGCTAATTAAAACGGCTGTGTGTGCCTATGCTCTTGCCGACACGAAAACAGGACTTGACCAGACACTTGCAGCTGTGGCCGTGATGAAGGCCAACATTGATGATTTCCCGGCTTACAGGGATTCTGAAGAGGCTCAGGTCCTCGGATTGAAACACAGTGACACACCAATTTTTTCAATGGTATAACATGAAAGCAAAAATCAAACAACTCTTTTCGAGTATAAAACAATTCTTCACGCTGAAGTTCGGCCATGGAGAGAAACTTGAGCTGGTATATCCCATCAGTTGGGAGATGATGAGTCATGATGACTTCAAGAGTGTATGTACTATCCTCAGTCAGCCTCATGGAAAGAAGGAGTCTCTCTTCCTCTTCCTGTGTGCCTTGGCTCATATCCGACCAGATAATCCTATCAAGTATGATCCAAAGCAACTCGGAGACAATCTGGTATTCATCATCGGAGATAAGAGCTACATCATCACACCTTCTGTGATTCAGGAAGCCTGCAGCCAGCTTGAATTTATCTTCGACACTGTTGGTCTTCCTCCATGTCCGATTGGCAAGGTGGATAGAAAGCTCTATGGAATCTCATTCGAGAAGTATTATGAGGCTGATGCTTACATTCTCAGGTATAATCTTGAGCAGAATGAGGCTTGGCTGAAGGAAGCAGCCAAAGTCCTGACCAATGGATCCGTCAGAAAGCTCCTTCCATGGCAGAAGAAAGGTCTCGTGATCTGGTGGAATGGTATCAAGAAATATCTGCTGACTAAATATCCATATATCTTCCAAGAGGGTGGAGCCGGTGGAGCTGAGAGAACTCCTGCAGATATCCTTCAGGACCTGCTCTCACTGTTGAACAAGAATGAGCCTCAGAATAACGATAAGATCCTGAAGAGTGACCTTCACTCAGTTCTTTTCACACTTAACAAGATATACGAAAACAATGCTCACAAATAGCTTTCTCAGAAGGGTTCTCGGTCAGTTAGTGTCTTTCCCTGATCCAGAGAATCAAATCCTCGAAGGAAATGGATATGACGGCATTCAGGACATCCTGAATGGTTCACGCTCCATCGAATGGCCGTGTGTCATTCTTGAATCCGGAGGTTCAGGCACGCTCCAAGTGGTGGAAGGGCCTGTCGATACTTATACTCAATCTCTCTGGGTGATGGATAGGCTTGGCAGAACGGAGTCAGAGGCTGATATCTATCGAAAAACGAAAGAACTGAGCCGACAGGTAGCTGCTCTCCTTCTGGAAGAGGGTATGTACAAACACTCTCCGGAGGCTGCTGATATCCAATGGCAGCAGGTCTCTTACATGCAAAGATATGGAGGCCCGGATGCACGAGGATATGAGCTCATATTCACCTTCAAAGAGAATATATCATTGAGAGTACAACCAGCAGACTTGAATAGGTAGTCATGGCAGAGGTTATGAATTACAGAGAGATGGCCGAAAGGTGGGCCGATATCGTTATTGAGAGATGGATCCGAAAGATTCAATCTCTCAATATCGGTAGTACAGGAGAGCTTCTCAAGTCTCTGGAGGCTCAGGTGGCCGTGGATGCCAATGGTGATCCTCAGAAAATCACCTTTCTCTATCTGTATTATGGTATCTTCACTGACATGGGAGTCGGAAAGAATGTCAAGCTTGGCAGTGAGAAAGGCAACCGTAAGAAGAAACCATGGTATTCATCAACCTTCCTGAAGGAAGTTAATGCTCTTGGCCGTCTGATGGCTGAGAGATATGGATATGAAGCTGCTTCAATTCCGATCAAAGCTTTTGAAGGCATATCATCAAGCAGTTTCAATGATGCAGCATATTATAATCTGAAGAAATAGTATGGCAAATGTATATACCGAAAGTGTAGTCACGCTGAATGCCTCTCAAGCGGAGTCAACACTGAATGCTCTGAAGTCATCTGCAGATGAACTCAGGAAGAAGATGATCGAGGCAACGAAGCTTGGCAATACAGAGGATGCAGCTAGATACAAGAAAGAGCTGGATTCCGTCAATAAAGCCATGCAGGGCATCAAGAAGGAGACCAAGGATTATTCTGAGCTTATGAAGAATCTGAACGGTGCTTCTCTGAATCAGCTGGCCAAGGCTTATTCCGGATTGAATAAGCAGATAAAGAACCTAGTACCAGGCACAAAAGAATTCATCGAAAAGAGCAAGCAGCTTCAGCAGGTCAAGCAAAGGATGGATGCCATCAACGGCAGCGTTAAGGGCACCAATAAGACTCTTGATGCACTGAAGGGCATGGTTCCGAAATTAGGTTTGGCAAGTGTCTTTGCTGCAGCCGGAGCAGCTGTAGTGAAGTTTGCCAAGGATGCAGTCTCACAGACTCAGCTGATAGGTGATAAGTGGGCTCATTTCACTTATTCTGCTCAGTCAGCATATAATTCATTTGTTGCAGATCTTTCCTCTGGCAAGGGATGGAAGGAGATGATTGAGAACATGGCAGAGGCTTATCGTGTCGGTGATCAGGTGATGACCATGCTCGATGAGCTTTTTGAACTTCAGAACTCTCTCACTCTGAAAGAGTCAGAATACAACATCGAGATTGAGAAGAATAAGCAGCTCATGAGAGACACAACCAAATCCGATGAGGAGAGGATGGCAGCTGCTCAGGAGGTGCTCCGTCTGGAGAGAGAGCTGGCTGATGAGAAGAAGATGATTGCAGCTCAGGAGGCAGAAGCAAGGAAGATGGAGCTACAACAGAGGACTAAGCTGACGGATGCAGAGCTGGAGGAGTATGTGACTAACTATAATGCCAACCGTGAGAAGATATTGGCAGCTCAGGAATACTCTGCTCAGATCAAAGAAGAGGAAGCAGCTATCAAGAATCTTCAGAGGGTGTATTCAATGAATCCTCAAGCTGCTGGAGTTTGGGATATGATTGAGCAGCATAAGCAGAACCTTGCCACATTGAGAGCTCAGGAGACAGAGGCTCTTGCAGAATGGCAGGCTATCGATGCAAAATACCAGCAATCCAATGATGAATTGGTGCAGAATTATGTTCAAGCTGTGGCCAAGATGAATCAGGCTGATGCTGAATACTACAGCTCGACAACACGAAGTGCTACCATGCTTGCCTCTCTCAAGAAAGAGATGTCAACAGAGCATCAGACTGCTGCAGACAATGCCTTCAAGGAAGAGATTGCAGGTGTTGACCGTCATCAGAAAGAAATGGAACTCAAGGCAAAGGAAGCCTATGCAACCGGGGAGATCAATGAGCAACAGTACCAAAGCAGACTGATATCCATCAAGGAAACTGCTCTCAAAAGCAAAATGGCCATTGCTGAGAGGTATAAGAAAGAGACTATCGAATATCAATCACAGCTGCTGGATCTGACTATAAAACAGCAGGAAGAATTCAAGAAGATTCTGCAGGAGTCAGAAGCCGATGCAGTTAAGGTGCTCGAAGACTTATTTGCTGAATCTGAGGCTGAAATCGAAGCCGGGATGGGTGAACTTGACAAGGAAATAGAAGAGCAGATAAATCATTTCCTTGACCTTGTAGAGCAGGCTGATATGGTGAAAGCTGCTTTGGATCCATCCACTGCTCTTGGTCAACAGTTGGAGGCTGAACTGGCTACACTTCAGGAGATGTACGACAAGAAGCTTCTCACTGAAGAGGAATTCCAATCAGCCAAGAAGGATATCATATCTCGATTCATGAAGGAGAATCTCCAGCTTGAACTCGAATCTTGGCAGCAGGGAATGGAGAAAGCCATGACCTTCATCAATGCTGCATCCAATATGGTGACAGCTCTTCAGGATGCAGAGATGGCCAGTCTTGATGCTAAGATGGCCAAGGAAATCAAAGCAGCCGGTGACAATGCTGAGAAGAAAGAACAGATTGAAGCCGAATATGAGAAGAAGAAGCTTGACACACAGAAGAAATATGCTGTGGCCGATATGGTCATCAACATTGCCAAGACCATTGCTGCAGGTGCCTTGGCCGTCATGCAGGCTTTTGCTCAATTAGGACCTATTGCCGGTGGTGTATTCGCTGGAATCCTTGCCGTCACTACAGCTGCAGAGATTGCTACCATCGTAGCTCAGAAGAATGCAATCATGAATGCCTCTCCATCTTCTTCAGGATCATCCGGAGGAGCTTCTGTCGGTTCAAGAGTGCCGACTGGATATTCTTCAGGTGGATTCACTACTCCAGCAGGAAATGACTATACTGAGGTCGGAGTGGTTCATGCCAATGAGTGGGTGGCTCCTGCTTCCATGGTAAGAGCCAATCCTATCGTCTTCAGGAGGCTTGAACAGGCAAGAAAGAGAGGCACATCCATCTCTGGTATCGGAGGCTTTGCTGACGGAGGAATGACATCTCCAGCAGCATCTATCTCCGGAGTCGGAGTCTCTTCCATTGATCCTGCAATTCTTCAGCAACTGACGGCAGTCCTGCAGTACATCATCGACAATGGTATTCCGGCTTATGTTCTGCTCTCAGAGCTGAATAGTAAGCAGGAACTGCAGTCATCCATCAAGAATATAGTAAGCAAGAAATGAAACTCACAACACCATCAGGAGAGCTGACTCTTCCTTCAGACTTCTCCTTTGAAATAGAACAGAACAGTGCTTTCTTCAGTGAGGAGGGTGCTGCTTCTGTTGCAGCTACAATCCCGGCCACACCAGCTGACAAGGCAAAGCTTGGCTTTCCTAGCAGGCTTGGCCGAAAGAGCCGTTTTGTCAACATCATTCCGGCTACACTACAGCAGGGCATCTATCAGAAGACCGGTCAGCTTATCGTCTCCGGAGCGACTGATAAAAGCATCACCTGCTCAATAGCTCTGGAGGATTCTTCTTTCTACAGCCAGCATAAGGATAAGAAGTTGAAGGAGCTCTTTGCTTCCAAGGTCGATAAAAGATACAGCACTCCAGCAAACTGGTATAGCTGGCTATGGAAGGTATATAAGGGAGAGGTTTCGTCTGATTTCAGGCTGTTTCCTGTAGCTGTCAACTACAGTGAGGAAGGATATCAGATGAACAACGAACCGGTGTATTCTTCTGCTACTTCCAATGAGATATGGCCACTGGCTCATGAGCCTCGTATCATCATGGAGGGAGGTGAACAGGTCTCTGTTCCTGAAGGCTATGGAGTAGCTCCATTCCTGAAGCTTCCTGTCTTCATCAAATACATCTTCGAACTATGCGGTTACACTGTCGGATCATCGTGTTTCTCGGAGGATCCATTCCTTTCACAGCTCGTGTTGGTTCACAACTGCTCAGATGTCATCTGCAATGGCCGTATTGACTATTCTGACCTTGTGCCGAATTGTACGATATCTGATATTTTGGAATGGATCCAGAATAAATTCCATGCTCAGATTGTTGTGGAGCCTTCATCCTGCACTGTGGATATCGTACTGCTTGAAACAATCCTTCAGAAACGATTCGATTTGAATCTGACAGGGAAAGTCCTCGGAGGGCTTTCTCATAAATTCGAATCTACCAGCCGTGTGGTCATGTCTCCTGATACCAGCCTTGACGGAGCAGCAGCTGCAGCAGAGACAATCGAAGCTCTGAAGGCCAAGTATGGCTATGTCAAGGAATGTGATGAGAAAGATTTCAGGGCTCTCAATTCCTCTTGTTTGGCTCTGAGACTTGCCACTGGAGACTATTACGAAATCCGTCAGTCATTCGGAAACTCCTACAGTCGAGGAGGTAATTCATCAGTCAAATTTGTGAAGGTTGGTACCAATCAATTCAAGTATGACCGTGGCAACAGCGAGGATTCAGAGGAATTCTCTCCTTCAGACCTTGTGCCTCCTATAGTGGCTCCGGACAAATATGGAACTCTGGCTCCATATATCGGAGATAGAGTGCATCGAAATACTTCATATAATGACAGTGAGAAAGACACGGATCAGGAAATTATCATCGTATATTATGCCGGGCTGACAGAGGAACCTACATACGAAGGTACTGGTGGTCGAGTTGCAGTGACTTCTGCAGGATGTTACTATGCCGGCACGACACAGAAATTCAACAATCTAGGTCATCTCATTGATGGAGCAATCGAACTCACTCCGGAAGGATTGGTCAATAAGTATTTCAAACTATATAACAAGCATTTGAGGAATAATGCCATCACTGTCTCAGGAGAATTCAAGCTCACCATTGAAGAGCTTCTCCACTATGACCTATATTCACTCAAGTTGCTTGACGGCCAGCTCATGCTCCCGGTAGGATTGAGATATGAGGTCGGCAGACAATTCCGATGCCTGCAGGCTGAATTCAAGTTGATCAAAGATTATTCTGACGATGACATCGATAAGCCTATCACTATACCGGAGCCAATCTTTGAGTGGGCGGTGGATCAGACTGAGATCACAGCAAAAGCATCGTCTCTTGCCAGCCAGTATTCTGGAACAATCCGATGGAAATACGACTCTTCTGATGAATACATCTCTGGAGACAAAGATCTCTTCATCCCAGCTCCGAAGTCTGCCGGGGAGACAACTCCTCCGATTGTCCGGCAGGTACTCTTCATCCAGAGGATTCAAGGTCCTAGAGATTACACTGAGAAAAATATCGGAGTCTTTGCCTTGAAAGAATGGTTTGTCTCTACCAGAATTTAGCAATTTTTCTGTCCTTTCCCTACAGATGGCCGTGTCTTAACTTTGTATCAGTAAAGTTATTGACATGGCCACAATCGTTCAGAAACCTGAAGCACTGAGCTTATTACGAAACATGAAGAGCTATCGGATTAACTCTTCAACTCCAGTATCATTCAAGCTGATGCTGGGGAGCAACACTATTCTTGAGGAGAGCTATGAACCTAATGATGAGACAATGGTCGATATCGATATCACTGAGGTGGTATCACAATATCTGACGGTGAAGCTTCCTTCATCAGACATCTTCTCTCAGTCTTCTGCTCTTGCCACATTCACTGCAGAGGTGGATGGGGCTCAATCTCATTCATTCACTGTCATCCGGGGCGGTGCCAGAAAGCTCTCTGATACTGCAAGCAATTTCCTCAAAGCGAACTGGCTGACATGGCAGCCTCAGACGAAGAAAGTCAGGTGGAATCAGCCGGAATTCCTCTCGTACTATCATGAAGTTGCAGGAGTGGTGAAAGCCAAGTTTTATCCGACATCAGCAAGTGAGGAAGTGGTCACTATTCATTCAGCATCAGCCGGAGAATATAACACCTACAACATGGAGATGGCACATATATTCTCATTGAGCTCGTATGATATCTCAAAGCTCAATGGTCTTGTGGATGTCTGGGTTGAAACTTCTGCAGGTGTAAGGCTCTCATATATTCAGAGATATATATTCTCTCCGATATCACGAACAGAGCACTATTACATGTGCGTGAATTCTCTCGGAGGAATTGACACATTCTGCTTCACAGGTTCCAGAACTCTCTCTCCGTCTCTCTCCCATGAGTCGGCAATGCTGTCTTCTCGCAAGATTAACATCACGACAGGTCAAGAGCGTGAGTGGAGTCAGAACACCGGTCATCTTGGCAAGACTGAAGCAGCTTGGATATGGGAATTCTTTGCCTCAGACTCACAGTGGGCTATCATTGACAATGAGGTTGAGTCTATCATCCTCGACTCTTCCAGCATCAAGAGCTCTGACAAGGACAACATCACTTCCAGTGACTTCTCATTCTCTCTTGCAGAAGATGGCCAGTTGCTGAAGATAAACAGAAGCAACGAAGAATTCCCAATGGTGCAGGTGCAATCTCCGTCAGGTGATATTTTTTTTTTAGCACCTAGAGTCATTGACTATCCGGATGCCAATCTTGAGGATTCCCTTCTCTTTCTGGTGCAGTCTCCATTTGTACAGGAATGGAAGAAGATAAGCCTAGGAACTTTGAAGCTTTGGATCAAGGAGATTTTCACACCTTACGAAGATCTTCCTCTGAGGTTGGAAATCTTGACTGACGGAGATGGATTCCTCGCATGGGGTGAGAGTACCAGGCTGACATGTAAAGTGTGGAAGGGTGTATATGAAGAAGTGACAGGATCCGTCACAGCGTGGGAGATAACAAGAAACAGCGGTGTGCCGATTGAGGATGCAGCATGGCTTCTTAAAGATAAGGTCAGAGCCTTCCATGGCAGCATCGACATTGCTTTTTCTCTGCAGGAGAATGACCTTGGAGAAACAACCACAGCAACAGGAACAACATTCACAATAAAAGCTCACATTGAGAGCCAGACGGCCTCTGCAGATATAACAATTTGACATGGAAATATCTAGAAAACGAATCAGGAGAGACTTTGCACCGTTAAATGTAGCGGTGGCCATTGCTTGTGATACAGCATACAGTCCTCTCATGCAGGTGTACAACGGAAGCAACGGAGAATTCGAACCGAACCGAATGCTCTCTCCTACCATCATCCGACCTATTATCACAGCTTATGCCTCTGACGGCAGCTGGCCGACTCCACAAGCGAACAGCTATCTGGCTGAGATGGTCTGGTATGTGAATGGCACGGATATCTCGAAGATATCTGCATGGTCAGGATTCTATCAGATTGACACTGTTGGCTCGACTAGAGGATCCATCTCTATCTTGAAAAACATCATGCCGAATAGTGAGGTTTCCCTGCATTTTGAGGCAAAGCTGGTGGATAGCAGACTCGGAGTTACACTGCCAATTAAGACAGATGCTATAGTGCTTTCTACAGTGGATAAGGCTGAAGATACCTATGGCCTGACAATCGGAGAGTCAAAGAATATCCGATACAATCCTCTTCAGGATCTTCTCGACCTTCACGATTACAAGGTTGCTCACGGAATCACATCATCTTCTTCTGGAGCTTATGACGGAAACGAATATCTGAGAACTATCCCGGTGGAGATGTTTGAAGGAGAGAAGAAACTGACATCCGGCTACACTGTCAAACTGTATCGTGTGAATAATGTGAACAGCATTACGGAAGTGACTTCTTCTGACTATGAGATTGTTTCTGTCTCTCCTACATCCATCGTCATTGATCTCCGACTCATTGAGAAGGCAGACTACATGATTAAGGGTTTTGTCGGAGGTGTAGAAATGGCAAAGTGCCAATTTGCCATCAAGAGGATGAGACCGTCATTCAAGTGCTCTCCTACCAATGAGAGCAGCATTCTCCCTTCACAGGTTGAACGATATGACCAGCTGCAGGTGGAGAGTGACGGTAGGAACATCCCATATCCGGGCCGTGCTCTGAAAATAGTATGGTTCACGGATTCTGCCACAAAGACCGGTGTTCAGCATAATGAAGGAGGCACGACATTGTTCAGCCTCAGAAAGACAGGTGTCGGCAATGACTACACCAATGACTGGGTTGATGTCTATGTCGAGGCAAGTCACAAGGATGCACACTGTGTTGCAACTGATGGAACCAACATCTTGACCGATGAATCCGGGAATATCTTAATCTTCAACTAGTATGAAATACATCCTTGCAACAAAAGAGAAATGCCTTGAGCACTCCATCAGGATTGCCGGCCATATAACCAAAGACGATAAGGTCGTTCTGAATGAGAAGGAAATCATGTTCAATCCTACTGTCACAGGTTCATTTGAGGAGAGAGCAGCTCAGATGGATGGAACGATTTACACAGCAGCTGAATTGTTGAATCTAATTTATAACTAACATGAGCGTATATAGCACACAGAGCAGCATCACCATCAAGAGACTTCGCAATGGTGACTCTATCTTCCTCACACTTGAGCTGAATGGTAAGCCTCTCTATCAGGCTGTCGATAAGCAGACTGGTGCCGTGGTTCCTAGCTGGACTGTCGAGGCAAACAGACCGGTGATCACACCAAAGGCCAGCAGTACAAGAAACAACATTGTCAGCCTGTCTTCTCACAAGTGGTCTCACAATGGTGTCGATATCGTGTTCAATGGATCCACATCCGGCTCTTATGTACTCGATTCCTCTGGAACATTCGGCCTTGATCCAATCACTGGAGCACTGAAGCTCTTTAAGGATCTTGCAAGTTCCGTGAACATCGCATCGGACTCTCTGCAGTATTCATGCGTGGCCACTGTTTCCGGAGTGGAATACTCCATGGCCAAGAGCATCGATGTGCAGATTGTGGTAGGTGGAGCCAGTTCATACTATGGCTTCATCAAGGCTTCCACTACACAGCTTGATGATGCGAATGCAACTGCAACTCTTGCAACGGAGTTGTGGCTGGCAGCTTCTTCAGAAAGCAACTATTTCGTGAAGTGGTATAAGGACACAGAGGAGTGGACTGAGAAAGCCGGTCAGAAAAGCATCACTATCAATCGTGATGATGTGAACGGAGCTCAGCTCTTTGTTGCTGAATTCTACAGGAATCAGACTGATACCAACTACATATATCGAGCAGCTGTATCAATCATCGATACATTCGATGAGATTATCCTGAGCCCTTACATCTCATCAGCCAATAAGACAGTCAATGACAACATGCCTGTGACTGTTGCTGCTCGACTCATCAATGCCACTACAAAAGCGACATTGAATCCGACCAATCCGAACTGGAAGTTCACGATCATGGATGGAGACTCTTGGACTGTTCTGGGTACATCGACATCCAGCAGCATTGAAGTCTCTACAGCTCACACTGACAAGGCTGACGGCACTTGTCATGATGTTGTGGTCATCGTGGAATGCACATTCGACTCTATTTCGTAATCGTACAATCGTACAGTATAAACCGTTTAACAATTAAAATCGTACAGTTATGCCAAACAAAAATCTAGCAACAGCTGCACAGGTCCAGACAATGCTCCGGACCAACAGTGTATTCGTGGAAATTGACGGCTCGATCAGACGAATTTCACTCGACAATCTGATGTCTTCTATCAACGAAGGCAATGAACAGCTTCTCCGTCAGGTAGCATGGGGTGTGCCAATCAAGGACACTATCCAGAGCAGCCCGGTTTGGGGTAGAGTCGGCAATCTTGACATGTGGGAGGAATACAAGTCTCTCTCTGGAAGATATCTCGTCACCAATGACGGAAAGGCTGCAAAGCTCAGTACCGTCAACAGTGGAATCTTTGCGGATGGTACTGCACTCAATGAAACTCTTGGCCATGTCATGGTCTATGCTCCAAGGTTGTATTTCCTTGTGAAGAATGATGAGGTTGCAGGCATCCCATATCTCTGGATGAGTATGCTTCCTATCGGTGGCCACTATATAGAGGCTCCATGTATCGGTGCGTATAAGGGCTCGATGTCCGGTTCTGCACTTGTCTCTCGTTCTGGAGTTGCTCCTGCTGGCTCAAAGACCATCAATGCCTTCTGGAATGCTGCTCAGGTCAACGGAAAAGAGTGGGGCCTTATCAACTATGATCATCGTAAATTCATGATCATGATACTCCTCTCGGAATATGGAAATCCGAATGTTCAGGCTATGGTCGGCAATGGTCTTACAGGAACGAACAGTTCTGACTGGCAGACAGCTCTTTCTTTCCCATGTGGCAACACAAAGAGCCTTGGTGACTCATTCGGTTCTGTTGCTCATGAGTACACTATGACAAACGGTTCTCAAACTGTAGGTGCATGTGATGTGTCTCTCATGGGAATTGAGAATCCGTATGCACAACAGTGGGAGATGTCTCAGGGAGTTTATTGCGGTTCATCCAATAATTCTGGCCAGACAGGAGCAGAAATCTTTATTTATGAAGGCAATAGGATGCCATCTTCTTCAGAGCTTGCAACTCATCCGGATGGTGATTACAGACAGCTCACAAGACTCACCACAGAAGGCTATATCAGCCAGATGATCCTAGGAGAGCACTTCGATATTTTTGCAAAGAAAACTGGTGGCGGTGGCACATCATACTGGTGTGATTATTCGTATGCCAACAGCACAGGACAGCTGGTGCTTTGGGGTGCG